ATATATAAACGGAACAACAATCTTAGCTGATGGGGTTGTTGAGCCAGTGAGCTTAACTGACGCAAAGAATTGGATGCGAATTGATTATACATCAGATGATACTTTAATACAATCATTAATTAACGCATCAAGAGTACATATTGAGAAGCTGACTGGAGTTGCTTTTGTAAATAAACTACTTAAAAGCTATATTCAAACAACTGGTTACGAGCCGAGTGTATGGATGGTTGATTTGCCTTATGGGCCAGTTATTTGTATAGATAGCGTAAAAATAAAGACTGGCATAAATACTTGGGAATCTTTGACTAAAAACGAGGATTACGAGGTGATTGCTGGTAAACTTTGGCTTTATACTCAAGGCAATTACGAGATACAATATCAAAGTGGGTATAGCTCTGTGCCAGAGGATATTGCAAACGATATTATGGCTTTAGTTGCTTGGCAGTATGAGAATAGAGGTAAGAAGATGAATGCTGATCCACAAGCACTTATAAGCCAATACCCTAACTGGAATGGCCTTAATTATCATCAATATAAAAAGGTTGTTATTTAATGGCTGATGGTAAATTACATTTGAATCCGATTTTATTTAATAAGTATATAAAAAACTTAGAAAAGAAAATTGGTAATAAAATTGAAGAAGCTGATGCTGAATTTGCTGCTGGCATGAGAGATATGGAAAGAGTCGCTAAACAAAAAGCACCAGTTGATGATGGGTCTTTAAGATTAAGCATTGGTGTAATTAAAGATAGGCCATTAAGTTACATATTAAGAGCAAATGCTAGATATGCAGCTTATGTAGAATTTGGAACTGGGAAGTATGCTAAAAGATATGTAAATGGATTAGAAGAATATTGGAGAATTTTAGCAAAAAAATATTATAAAAATGGTAAAGGTAAAACTGATAAACATCCGTTTTTTTACCCAGCAGTAATGGAAACTTTACCTACAATTTATAGAAGAATAAAGGCGGTATTAAAATGAAAGATTGCTCAAATAATGTTAGAACAATATATGTTAATGCCCTTAATGGGAATATTACATATAACGGTAAAGATGTTCCAGTATATGGGCAAACACCATTCAGAACAACACCAAAAAATTATGTTGTAATTACAGATATTAATGAAACTGCAAATAATACCAATAATTCATTTCAAAATATTGTAAACGTAAATATTGAAATATTTAGCGAACAATATAGGATTAACGATTTGGCAGTAGTAGATAATATAGCTGGTCAAATATTAAATATTTTAATCCCAGATACACAAATAGATGGGTTTGATGATTCTGATTTTGAAGTTTTCCCAATGTCAAGGATAAATTCTTTATATTTATCTTTGCAAGATGGCGACAATTATGTAGCACGAAAAATTATAACAATAAACAATTTAGTAAACCAAAAATAAAACAACAATGGCACAAGTACAAGGTTCATTACAAAACATCGAGATTGACGTAGCTGGTGGAACGTCATATAAAAACCTCGTGTGTTTGCGTACATCTTCTGTTAATTCAACAGTTGATTCTACCACCGATCAAACAAACTGTGGAGTTCTTACTGCGGTAGGTGAGCCACAAATGAGTTTGGATTTTGATTCAATTTGCGAAACTGCTCCAACTGTTTCTCAAGTATCTTATAGCTCTTTGCTTACTGCATTTGCTAATAAGACTCTTGTTACAGTTAGAGTACAAAATCCAACCGTTACTGGTTCAAGCACTGGTGCTGCATATTACCATCAATTTTCTGGTTATATCACATCTTTGACACTTAACCAAGCTACAACTGAATTTATTAACTTCTCTGGTACAATCGCATCTACTGGAGCAATTGATGTAACTGCATAATTATGAATTATACTACTATTACTATTAATGATGAAAAAGTTGGATTAAAATTCGGCATGGCATCATTAAGATATTTGACTAAATACTTATCTGATGATTTTATAAATGATGAAAATGACCTTAATGAAATAGGTATTGCACATATTTTATATAGCGGTTATTATAACAATTGTGTTGTAAAATTGCAAAAACCTTCATATACATTTGAAAATTTTGTAGATTGGATAGAAGAAAATCAACAAAATGATAGTGTTAAAGAAGAAATAAAAGAGGCAATATCTGTTTGGAGCCAAAATGAATATATAAAACAAACACAAATAGAAGAAGGGAATAAGTCAAAAAAAAAGACATATCGTGGGAAGAAATAGAAGCGTTTGCTTTTGGTGAACTTAAATTGCTTCCCACAGACTTCTTCGAAATGAGTCCAAGGCATTTTTCATTAATGGCTAAAGGACATCAAGATTCTAAAATTTCTGATTATAGAGTTTCAAGAATGTTGATGTTTACAATGGTAAAATTATTAGGAGATTCTAAAAGTGGTCCTAAAACTCCCGAAGAGTTATGGCCACTACCAGGTGATACTGAACAGAAAATAGACGAAGAGGAATATAGAGAAATATTTAAAAGATTATCGAAATGACAGATCAAGCCTTAATGATAGAATTGGGTTTAGACCCCAAACTGGTTAAAAAAGGTCTTGGTGAGTTAAAAACACTTTTAAAAGATCTAGATAATCAAAGAGCATTAAGTACTGCTCAAGAAGATATAGAGCTATTTAATCGTAAGATTAATATAGTAAAAAATGAAGTAGCAAAACTTAAAGGTTTTGGGTTTGAAGAAGCTAGTAAAGATATTTCAAATGGTTCTAAAAATGCTAGAACTGCGGTAACTAGCTTATCTCTTGCTTTACAAGATTTACCATTTGGTTTTATAGGTGTTCAAAATAACCTACCAGCTATAGTTCAAAGTTTTGGTTTATTAGCTACAAAAAGCAAAACTCTTGGAGGTACATTGACATTACTAAAAGCTCAATTATTAGGACCAACTGGTATATTTTTAGCATTTAGTATAGTTACTGCTGGTGTAACATTTTTAATACAGAAATATGGTAGTTTAGCAAATGCAGTTACCGTATTAACATCAAGAAATAAAGAATTAGCACAATCACAAATAACTTATAATAAAGAATTAACAAAATCTAATTCAGAAGCAACTTTTGAAAACGCTAAATTAGATATATTATTAAAAAGATTAAAAGATTTAAAAAGGCCTCTTAAAGAAAGACAAGATGCATATTTTGAGTTAAATAAATTATATCCAGATACAACTGCTGGAATAGAAAAAGAAAATGCACTTTCTGCAAAAAGTATAAGTATTATTAGTGCCAATGTTGCTGCTAGAAAAGAATATATAAAATTTAAAGCACAAGAAAATGCAATACAAGCAGTAATAAATCAAAATGCTGCAAAAGCATTGCCAATAAATGCTAAAGTATTAAACATTGCAAGTAGATTAGCAGTAACAATTGAAAAAAGAAATAAATTAGAAGAGAAAACTTTAACTCTACAAGAACAAAATACTCTTGATGTATTAATTGAAAAAGAAGAAACATTAAGAAGTGAATTAATAAAAACAACAAAAGAATATAATAGCATAATAGGTGTAAATGATTCTTATTTGGTTCAATTAGATCAAATAATTGGTAATATTTCATCTTATGATAGAAAAGTAAAAGAATTAACTGATGATCAAAAAAATCAAGATAAAGAAACTAGAAAATTAACATACTCTGTTAAAGATTTAAATAATTCTTTAAGTTTTGAAAATCAATTAAAAGATGCAGAAGATTTAGCACAAGTATTATTAAATCAAGACCAAGCAATAAAAAATGGAATACCTGGAGCTAAAAAATATTCTTATACTTTACAAGAAAGAAAAGATGCCTTAGAAAAATTAAAATTAGTTGCCCCACAGTATTTTAAAAATTTAAATATAGAAAAAGCAACATACGAACAATTAGATGATGCTGCTTTTACATATATTAGAACTCTACAAAATTTAAGGGATGAATTAATATCTAGGCAAAGAGCTTCCGATTTACAATTAAAAGCTGATGACAATTCTATAAAAGCATCAGAAAAGAAAAATGACGAATTAGAAAAAGAATTTGAAAACATTATTAAAATAACAATGTCAAATGATATGATGTCAGCAAGTGTAAGAAAAATGACTGACATTAATATTGAAGCAGTAAATTCATGGATTGAACTTTTACAACAAGTAGATATTTTATCTAAATATTATCAAAAATTAGATGCTCAACACGTAAAAACTGGAAGATTTATACAACAATATTTAAGAAATCCACTTGAAGAATTATTTGATGTTGTATTAAGTAAGGGTAAAAATAAATGGAAAGAATTTGGTGATGCAGTAGTTAAGCAATTAAAAAGAATAGCGGCACAACAATTAGCAACTGCTGCTGCTTCTTTAATTGCTAATATAATTGCACCTGGTTCTGGTAGTGCAATAAAAGCTGGATTAAGAGGTATTTCAACTGCTGGTTTAGGAGATTATTTGAGTTCATTCCCAGATAGTGCTAACTTTAGTGGAGTAGGAAGTGGTTTAGGCGTTAGCGGTCAAGTGGTATTTGTACAAAGAGGTAGTGATTTAGTAGGAGTATTAAATAGAACAAATTCAACAATAAATAGAGTTGGCTAGAGCAGAAAAATATAGAATAGACTTTAAGACCAGAGATGGTTATGATGCTAGAATACAATTTTTATTTGAAGGTTATTCTGGTTCTGTAACTAATTTAATACCTGGGGCTAGACCATTTATATTAGGTGAGTTTAATAGTGAAGAAGATTTATTTAAGCCATTAAGACCTCAACTTGCTACTATAGAAATTATTGCAAGTAGTAGTGGTGTTACAATGGAAGATTTTGTAATGGATAAGGATAGTGATATTCTAGTTATATTTTCTTATAATAATGTAAATTCAGCATATTGGTATGGGTTTTTGCAACAAGCTGATTATAGTGAAACTTGGGTTGATACTAATCATATTTTAACTCTTACTGCAACAGAAGGGTTAGGAGCGTTGAAAAATTTTCCAATATCAAATGCTGGAGCAGAAATAACAGATAGGACAACTCCATTACAATTTTTAGAATACGCAACACAAAAAACAGTTCAATCTTGGGCTAAAAATTATATATTTAATAATCTGTTTCATCAAAGTATGACAGATTCTTTGACATATAGCCCACTTGATCAATGTAAAATAGATCCAAAAACATTTCAAATTGAATCTATTGAATATGAAGATTGTTATACTGTTATTGAAAAAATAAATAGATCATTTAATCAAACCTTATTTCAATATAATGGCAATTGGTGGGTGATGAGACAAGAAGAGCTTTACATTCCACAAACAGATAATTTAAGAGGATATGTGAGCAATATAGGAGTAAGAAGTTCTATTCAGACAAGATATGATATTGAGGTAGGAGTAAACGAAAGTGTTAAGCCTATTTCACCAGAAATGTTACGTTTTTTAAAACGTAGAACAAAGAAAGATCAAGTAAAATTTGATTACGATAAAATACCAGAGATTGTAGATAATGGCACTTTTGCTAGAGGTAATTTAATAGGTACAACATCTACATTGAAACAATATTATGTAGATGATTGGTTATATCAAGAAGGCGATGGTTTAGATTTACAAAATGGATCAACACCATCAAGTGGTACAGTTACAAGAAATGAAATATATGAAAGCTCTACTGGTCCACTAATTGCAAATTTTGTAAGAATACCTACAACAACTGGAAGTCCAGTAAATGATTATTTTAGATGGATTGCATCCAATCCAGTTTACTTATTTGCTAATGATAAAATGAGTATTCAGTTTGATCATAAATATTTAATTCAAACAACACCTCCAACATTATCAAGAGCTGGATTAGTATTTATTGCTTGTGTGTATTTACAAGGTGCTGCAAATAATTATTTCTTAAAAGAAACTGGTGAATGGGAGCTTGAATCAACAATTCTTGCACAAGAAAGATTTATAAAAGCAAATTATACAACAAGCTCATCAGATTATTCTACAAATTGGAATACATATTCAGTAGATAGTGATCCTTTTCCAGATAATGGCCAAGTTTATGTTTATTTACTTTCTGACCCAGCTTATGATACTACTAACCAAGATTCAATGTTTAGGAATTTCCAATTTGGTTATTCTACTAGATTTAACACATTATCAGCAGAACCTCTAACTGGAGTTAAAACATATTTTCAAAAGACTGGAGATTTATTAAACACATTTGATCAAGATATACATTTGACTGATGGATTTAGTAAATATTATAGAGGTACTATTTTTGAATCAGATGGAGATACAATAACTGACGCTGATTGGTATAGATATAGATTTAATACAGAAGGTTTCTCGTTTAGAAAGCAAAATAATATTGCTTATTGGGAAAATAATAGATACAATAGAAATAAAATAGATGTTAATTTTTACGGGTTAACATATAATAGCGGAACTAGAATTGGATTAAATAACACAATAAGATTTGTAGATGATGATCCAAATAAAATTTATGCTATATTAAATCTTAAAGAAATTGATTTTTCTAGTGGCACATGGAGTGCAACTTTATTAGAAGTTTGGGATGATGAAAAAGATGGAATGGAATTAGAAGATAAAACTTTTGATGCTGATGTAACTACTGGTACTTACAATACACCTCAATATGTTCCATGGACAATTGTAAGTGCTGCTGATTTTACAATAGTAGGAGGTTATCAAATTACTTATAATGGTATTATAAGTTTAAACGAACCTATTACAATTAGTTTGGCTGGTAATATAAATACAACTAGCCCAGCACCATTACCACCAGTAAATACTACATTTACGGTTAAGCAAAATGGTGCAACAATAAAAACGCAGACTTATCCAGTAAGTGCAAATCCACAAGCATTTACATTTAACTTATCTCCAAGCGGGACAATAACAATAAATCCAAACGATGTATTTACTATTGAGGTAAGTAATAATATTACTCAAATTCAATATACCTCTGGTGCTTTTACTATTGACTATCAATACCCTGGTACTTTAACTTACGATCCTTTTACAGAACAATATATATACAACGCATAATGGCAGAAGTAGTAACGGCACAAGGTTTAGTTTTAGCATTTACAAACGCAAGTGGTAATGTCTATCCTTTTGCGTGTACTAAAGATGCTACAATAAGTATTACTAGGGATTTTTTGGAGTTAGCTCCTAGAACAAACGGAGTATTTAGAGAATACTTACCAAATAGGTCTAGCTTCTCAATTAGCGGAAGTGGACTCGTAAAAATGGTACAATCAAATTTGCAGCCTATAACTTTTTTTGATAATTTTATTGAAGGGAGTGATGCGGCTTTTGTAGGTTATTTAGACATTATTGATGCGAGTGGCAACTACAAAGTGTACGAATTTGACTGCATTATACAAGACTTGACTTTAAACTCTACTACTAGCCAAAATGCTGGCTACTCTTTTACTCTACAAGGAACTGGTCCTTTAACTGAAATAACTGAAGTAGATAGCTACACCGTATCAAGTGGATCAATTACGGGTAGAGATACTGCAACATTTAAACTTGTGGCAGTTGGAATAGATGGGGTATGGTATTACAATTATACGGTTACTGGAACATCACCAACTTTTACGATAAGTATAGGCTCTGCATATAACGGTAAAGTGGTAAAAGCGGTATATATAGCATTATAAAAAATTATGTAATTTTAATAGCAAATGGAAGCAAATTTCTGGTTAGTTTTAGGGGTACAAACAATAGCATTCGGACTTGGTGCTATTCG